ACTATTATAAATATGTATTAATTACCTAAATCTTTAATGTTGTCTTCGTTGAGAAGATTAGACTCTGATTTAGATTCTTTTTTAAATACAATATTCTTTAATGATTCCTTATTCTTATGATAAACAGCCTGAGTTGTTAGGTTTTCCATAACGTTTTCATTATCGGATGGGAACCCTCCATGCATACCATGAATACCTAGAGGATCACGTCCTCCCATTGGATTATCGTTAGTTCCGTATACTGAGGCTTTTTCTCTTGGTCTTCCGCCTTCTGGTCCAGGCATACCCCATTCTGTATCTTTATCATCAAGTTCTGAGTATCCTTGCGGTACTGCTCCTGGCTCTCCTCCTTTTGGAGTAGCTACTGAACGTCTACCGTACATAGAAGCTAAGTCGTGAGGTGTACCATAAGTAACTCCAGATTTAGCAGGATCATTTCCTTCACCTTCTATTTGGGCAACTCTAAATGCACGTTTACTATCTTCTCTTACTAAATTACGTTCATCCATATACTCATCCTCAGAAAGGTTAAATATAGTTTCATAAATATAGTCTGATGAGAATAGTTTAGTATCCTGCATTTGAGATGCTAAATCAACTTTTTCTTTCATTAAGGCTACTTTCTCCTGTTCAAACACAATAGATGGAGTAGTAAGTCTAATCTCAAAGTTAGTTAAAGATTCTCCAGTGAATCCTTGCGTGTATAAATGTATAAGAGCAATTTTAGTTAGCTCTGATTCCATTATCTTTTGAATACGTTCTACTGTTCTAGCAAAACGAATATCTTCTGCTGCTAGTGTAGCTTTACCTTGAAGGTCTCCTTCATATCCAAAATAAGCTTTTGGAATCTTAAGAGCAGCAAACATTTTAGATTGTAAGTACTGTACATCAGTTACTCCATCATATTCTAAACCTTTAGTAGTTTCGATTCTTGTAGAAGTATCTCCTCCACGAACTGGTAGATAGAAATCTTCCATCATGTTCTGGAGGTTGAAACGTAAGTTATATTGACCATCATCTCCTACATAAGGAGTCTTCTTCATTTGATTGATAGTCTTTTGCATGAATTGTTCTACCTCATTTGGTGGAACATTTCCTACGTTAATATAGAACATTCTCTTTTCTGGAGCTCTCATGATTCTATGAATCAGCATTGCATCCTCCATTAAGGTAACTTGCTTGAAAATCTTTCTTGCAGGCTCTAAATAAGAACGTCCGTAAGGTAGGTAGTTTGTATCTGAGATTAGTCTAAAGTGTGCAATCTCGTAATTATCGAATTCAATAATTTTACCTTGATCTTTTCTTTTAGGTAGGTAGTTAGGGTGTTGTGAAGAAGCTAGACCATCAGGATCTAACTTAAAAGTTACCTTAGATGGATTTTCAGGATCTAATCCTTCTTCTCTCACCATATGGTAAACTGTGTAAGGAAGAACATTGTAAACTCCAAACTTCTCTGCTATTTCTAGCTTTAGGAAAAAGTCTCCGTATTTACACATGTTCCTTGTCCAAGACCATAAATTAAACTCAATGTTTAATACATCGTAGAATAAGTTATAAAGTACTCGTTGAATATTTTCATCTGATGATTTAACAGATAAAACTTCATTTTGATCGTTCTTTAGAGTAGCCTCATCAGCAATAATATCTAATGCGGAAGCAATAATAGGATCTGTGTCCATTGCTTCATAATCAGAGTAAAGTTGAATCCTTAACGTTTGATAATTTAGGTTAGGATTAAAAATATTTTTGTTGTTGTAAATATACAAGCGACTGAATCTATCAACTAATGAATTAGTCTGATATCTTCCAGTGGTCTGTATTTGATTAACATCGGCTACTTTAAGTTCATCCCCACCAATGTTTCTCACAATTACATCGTTAGAGAATAATCTCCTTAACCTCCCAAATAATGAAGTATCTGCCATTTAAGATTTTTTATATATATAAATAGTTCTATTTTAGTAGCCAACGGATATCTTCATCACCATAGGCCGTCTTAGTAAGATAAGGATTTTCTCTCGAATGAGCAACTGATGACATAATTGCTTTATTTTGAGCATTTAAGTTACTAAATGATGATAGTTGAGCTCGAGCTAAATCCATACCCTGTTGGCGTAATCTTAAAGCTGTATCACGTACATATAGTGCTGTAGCGAAAGCCATTAGAAGGTCATCATTATACCTATCTTGAGCTTGGGCTTTACCATTCTTCCAAACAAACACTCGCATCTCTTGCATTAATCTTTTTGATTGAATAGTAACTGAGCGTTCTCTAATATATTCGATTGCTTTTGCAATTACTAAAGGTCTAGTTCTCATAGACATAGTAAATCCAGGTACTAGTTTATCTCTTTCATACTTGTGCATGTAAGATTCAACAGTTTCCATATTAGAAGTAGCACTATAATATAAGTTACGATATTCTCGTTCCATTATTTGTTCTATAGTAGCCCAACCTATATTAGCATTTTCTACTACAAGAAGTGCTTCATTATACTCAGATGCTAAACCTGTTAAAAAGTTACCAAAATCTTTAGGTGATAACTTACCTCTGTATTCAGCTACTTGAACAGCATTTTCTATATCAAATACGTGAGCGGCTGAGTAGTCGCTTGAATCTCCTCTAGAAACGTCGGCAACAACCATATAAGACTTTAAATAATCTACCCCTTCCCAAATCCATAAGTTACCGTCAACCCCTCTTCTTTCCATTGGATCCTTTTGGTATGTTTCTTCATAGAAAGACATATCTTCTGGTTCAAATACAGTATCCCCTGATGCTAGGAAGTCACAATCACATTCCTGGCCTGCCATACGAGGACCTAAATCTCCATCTTGTTTATCCCTCCAAGCTTGATTTCTTTCAGGATGGACTGTCCAAGGTAATCTGATGGGTAAAAATGAGTTCTCTCCTGATTCAGCTCTTTCCCATGTTTGGTGGAACCAGTTACCAATACCGTTAGGAGTTGATAAGGCCATACATTGTCCACCGGTTGCAAGTGTTTGTTGTGCTGCAGTAAATGTATCTTCAATATTTTCAATAAAAGCAGCCTCATCCATTAACAGTAACGATACCGCTTCTGATCGTGCAGCATCTGGTGATGATGATTTAGCTTGTACTTTTGATCCGTTTTTTAATCTAAGAGATAACTTGTTCTTTTCAACTGCAGGCAGCTTTAACCATTTAGGTAATTCGTCATACATAAATGTAGTCTTAGTTACCAAGTTACGAGCAGTAGCTTGAGTAGTCGCCAGAGCAAGTACGTTCTTATCTTTATGGAATAACATTAACCATAGAGAATATCCAGCAGCTAAAGTTGATATACCAAGCTGTCTAGACTTAAGAGTAATTAAATACTGATGATCTCTAAATAGGTGAAGTACCTTTTCCTGAAATGGATAAAGGTTAAATAAAATACGACCACGGGTTGGATGCTGTATATAGCAATACTTCCTCATGAAGTATGCCGGATCTTTGGCGCACTTGATATACTCTTGTGCGATTATTTTTTTTATTTCCTTACTCATAACTAATCTACGTCAGTATAATCGATTTCAATACCGTTAGCTGACAATTTTGCTTTTTCTTTAGGTACTATTCTAAAGTCTAATCCATAAGGTAAATTAGCATGCTGTTCTACTGTAAATACTGGTTCTAAACTATCTGGTAGTTGAGAGTAGTCAGTATATAGTGTAGTAACGTCTATAACTAATTTATTTCCTGTTAATGTAAATCCTTCTGTCTCATTAGGGTCAAATGTCTTTCCTACTATAACAGTTTTAGGATCATCTTTTCCAAAAGTAAATAATTCATTTGCATCTGTTGGTGCATTTTTAACCAATACTTTTGTTATTCTATCTTCAGTCCCTGCTCTATACATTAAGTATCTAGGCTTTTCATCTGTGTGATGCTGGTTAGGTTTAAGGTCAATAGGAAAATTAGGATTTGTTAAAGCATAATTAACAAAATTTTCTCTAAATGGAGTATCATTATTATTAACTGATTCCCATCTAAAGGAACCATCCTGTTTAACAGAAATATTTCCTACAGTACTACCTTCACTATAAAACTGTACATCTGCTTTCCATCCTGATGGTAGTTCAGTACCTACTTTTTTAACTCCAGTAACATTTTTCATTTCAAAAGACCTACCCGAACCTTTAAGAACAACTGTCAAAGGCCCTTCTGTTTCATCTAAGTGACGCTGTACTGCGTTGACTAAATGAACTTCATTTTTTACTCCTGCACCTCCCGGTGGGCTATAACTAGCTACTATATGAACAGTATCAAATTCATCAGTACTAAAAGAATACATAGAGAATTTACCAG